ATATCAAAATAATCTGAATATTTTTTCAATAGCTCTAGATTTATATTTTTACGACCTTTCTCTATTTCGCATAGATAAGAGTTTGAAACACCAAATGAGTCCGATAGGTCGCCTTGTTTTACACCGTGAAATTTTCTTATTGCTAATAACGCTCTGCTCACATTACTCATATCTCTATCCTCATTAATAAATAGGGTGCCCTTATCGCGGGCTTTCGGCCTTGCTATCTGCTTATCTCAATTACCGCGTTTGGGTATTTAATGCACGCATCTAAGTAAGACTTGGTGACATCAATCAAACCATCTATGCTGCCCCAGCCATTTTTAGGGTTCATTTTGTGTAGCTTGTCGTAGTTCAAATACATCATTCCAAGCGACCGACGTAGGTTTTTAATGTTATCTTTAGCCTTGACTACGTTGATTTCTTCTGGTCGCCACAAGCATTGACAGGCATCAACAACCGCAGCCATATCATTGACATTGTGGGTAATATTCCCACCCCATACGCAGGATCCGTCTCTGCTTCCATTATTCAGATAAATATCTAGTGACATAATCTCAATCCTCATTAGTAAATAGGTGACCTGCACTAAGTGCTATCGGTGGTCAATCGGCCTTGCCTCGACTGCTTTTTCAAAGCGACATGTATTGGCGTACACGTAAGGAGTGTCAATCTTGGCTGCTATGGTTGTTCGCCACTATCTAGCTATACGCGTCAGTGTATTAGCCCGCACTGCTCGGTAAAACTTTTAACAACTATGGTCGCAAGGCGCCCAATCACAAACTTCACAAATCGGAGAGTAACTACAACAAAGCTCAACGGTCTTTCCGTCCTTATCTATGCCGCCACCGCATTTTTCACACTTACCAACTTTTGGTAATTCATGGTCTTGATTGCACTCAGCCCAGCAGCTCATGACATTTCTCCGTCAAAGTGTTTGAAGAACGGAATATCGTCATCTACTGGACCGGACGGCATAGATATTGGCTTCTGCTGCTGTGGCGCTTGGTTCTGCTGGGCAAATTGATTGTTAACCTGACCTTGCATACCCTGTGCTTTGTTAGCTTGTTGCTGCGCGTAGGGGTTAGGCGCTTGCTGATTGTTAGACGGCTGCTGATAGCCTTGGTTGCCGTGCTGCTGACCTTCGCTTTGACTGTCTAGCATCTGCATACTGAACGCTTTAACCTCGGTCACGTAACGGTCAGTGCCATCCTGCGCTTGATATTTGCGAGTGCTTAGCTTGCCTTCAACATAGACTTTGCTGCCTTTACGCAAATACTGTGCTGCAACCTCTGCTAGGCGACCTGAAAACGATATACGATGCCATTCGGTAGACTCTCGCTTCTCGCCACTTTGCTTATCTGTCCACTGCTCAGACGTGGCAACCGAAATATTGGTCACGCTACCGCCATTGTCGAATTGACGTGTTTCAGGGTCATTGCCAAGATTGCCGATGATTAAAACTTTATTTACTCCGCGCATGATTTTTCCCCTTAATTGCTTAATGCTTTTTTGCAAGCCGTTGTTAGATATTCATTATCTTTGATGCTATTCACCACCCATTGCAGATAACCACGCCCATCATGATTGGTCGCAAGCTCTGCGATTGCTACGCCCTTATGCTTGCCGAATGGGAAGTGCGTAGGTATTCGTGCAAACTCGCTGAACTCGTAAAGCTGATCCATACTTGTGATGTTTTGCTGCTTGCATATCTTGTGTAGCAATCTAGCGGTCATAACCACATCAGCAGCAGCTCCGTGAGCGTTTTTCATATTTGCCCTGGCATACTCATAGTCCAACATGCACGACATGGCACCAAGCGTATGACTGTCAGCGTCAGGATATAAATTACGCATTATCGCCAGGGTGCAAATGGCTTTGTACTGGCTAACATCAACACCTGCATTTGCAGCTACTCGAATATCAAAATCCACGTTATGCCCGATAACATAAGCCTCACCTGTTGGCATCATTTGAGCGCAGATTGCCGTATGACTATCGCAATGCTGCAAATCCTCTGTGAATATATTGGTCACGGCCATTGCGCCAAAACTGATAGGGCGCTCAGGTAGGCATAGGTTACTTCTAACACCTACGTCATCTTCCTTCGTAAATAACTCATTATTAAAAACCACATCCATAACGGCTATTTCAGTCGCTTGCGCGTCCTCACTTGTATCGGTCGCTTCAAAATCTAGTACGATTGCTTTCATAGTTAATTAATCCTTATTTGTTCGTATAATTCGTCGTAATAGTCACGCGACATTTCGACACGTTCCTTTGCTTGCTCAATTAGCGACTCGTCGTACTCAATCTTGACCGACCTAATGCGTTTTTGTAGCGGTATGCGATTGACCAGCTCAACGTGCTCGTACTCGTCATCGTTATAACCAAGCAAGCTATGAGGGGTGGGGAGTAGTACAAAGTCCACGTAATGCACCTTTTTACCCCACAGCTCCATATAGACCTGACCTTGCCAATCGTAACCACCGTCTTTGACCTTTTGCACAGCGTCGTCATGTGTCCAGGGGAAACTATCAATCGACCATGAGCACTTGGTGTCTCGTATGCTATCGTCAGTCAACAAGTCACATTCACCGCTAAACCAGTCGTTACTTTTGCGCTCAGTATTTTTAGTGAGTTTGACCGCTTTTAGCAGACTAATAGCTTTGATTGCGTCATCTTCCAGCATCAAGCCTTTGTTAATCATCTTTGCGTCAATCTCACGGTAATAATCAAACACATCGAGCAAAACAGCATTGAGCACTACTTTTTTAGACGTTTTGCCAAGCGTGGTCTTGTTCTGTAAGCGCGTCATCAACCCACCTAACGCGCTAGCTCTGCATTTAAAAGTCATGAGGCTAGTAACTCCTGTCTTTGTTCATTGCTAATGGTGTAACCTGCGCTACCATCTAGCACTGATCGCTTATCAAGGTTGCCACTTTCAATCGATGTTTTGACCGTTGCAAAAATATTAGGGTCGTCTGATATATCCATTTCAATAGCCGCTTGCTGTGGCTGATTGTCTGCATACTCATAAGACTGTTGACCATTAACATCACGAATAACTGCTTGGTCTGCTTCCACCGCTTGCGCCAATGTTGGTACGATTGACAATGGCGCTTGCTTGCTCAAAAGCAGCTTAATGACTGTTTTTTGAGCCATAGCATCAAAGTTATCCTTCCAAACACCAAAACCGCCTTTAAATGACTGGCTGTACTGCTTAGCGTGTTCATTTATTTCTTTGTTTGTCATTGCTATATGCGCTTCAAAACCGTTCAGCAATTGGAAGTAGGCAATATAGCCTGTCACCTCACCTTTTGGCTCTTTTGGTAAAAAGGCAGTTAGCCGCTCAAAAACTGATTGTTCAGTATCTTCTGAATAGGTTTTACAAGCACTAATACGTTTAAACTGGCCGCTACGCTGTGCGAGCTGAATAAACCCCTTATAACCGAGCTGAAACTGAGCATCTACTACCTTTTCATACTGCGGGAAAGTACGCCCATTAAATGACTTTGTAACCGGCTTTCCTTGCGAGTCCAGCAAAGGTATTTTTCTACCGTTAGCATCTAAGGCGTTTGTTGAGTAGGGGACAGCGTAGGCAAAACCTAGATTGTTATTGAGCGGTAGGTTTAGTGTGGCAGCCGTAACCACTACACCAAACACGCTTTCAGGACTTGCGTTTTGCAGTTGACTATTGCCATTCACAACTTGCAAAGCGCTAGTTAAAAACGCGTCCTTTCGCTCACCTAAAAGCTCTTGAAGTTTGCGCTGTACGCCTTGCTTGCACATGTATTCTTTAATTGCTAATGCGTTACTCATCGTCATATCTCCCGTATGCTTTTGCTATAAATTCGTTGGCCTTCTTAGCCGTTTGATACTGCTTGGACTTCACATACTCGTCCGTGTAGCCTTTCTCGCTGACTGGCTCCCACTCGTTGCTCACAAGCAATTGACCGTCAATCTCGACCAACTGAAACTCTTTGTCATCGACAATGACTGTTTCGGCAAGTGCCATGTTTGCGACCATTGCGCCAAAGGCTGCGTAAATGGCGTAGGTTAGGATTGCTTTCATTTGGCGGCCTCCATATTCGCTTGAGTAATTCCATCGCCATTACC